TACTCTTCGATCTGATCGTTTTGATCCCAACCCACTTCGATTGCTGAAATATCTGTTGGGAACATATCGATAAATGTATATGTCTTTAAGATATTTCCTTGCTTTCCGAACTGATAAACTTCAGCGTCAAATGTATATTGGCTATAAAATGCTTCTGCAAGATTGCTTTCGTGACCATTAATTCTTGACATCCACTCTTCAAGTTGATTTCGCGCTATGAAATCTTCGTCGTTAATAACAGTAATTGTCCACTCAGGAAATATTCTGTTACCAGCAACTTTAATCATTCTACCAAAATAAGGAATATCGATAGATCCAAGTGATGATCCTGGAAGCTGCGCTGATTTTGCAGTAAAAACTAGTTTGCGATCAAACACTGGAATGTTGACTTCAAATAGATTAGGACGTGCGCCGTCGAATGGAAAGTTTCCTTTAAAGTCTGTAATATTGAAAGGCATTGCGTTCTCCTGACTTTATATTATTTATTAGAATCTACCAACGACTTCATCAAAGGACACACCAGTACGAACAGCAACAAAGTTAAGTTGAATGAAATTAATGCTGCGATTAGGCTTGACATAAATGTCACCAACGAACTCATTGCGATCGATTACATCTGGTGTGTTGTTTGTTGAGTTACAAACAACCTTGAAGTCTGTGATTCCACGACGACCCTTCACCGTTCTCAAAAATGGTTCAACAATTGAAACGAACTGCGATCTTGTAAACTCATCGTTGAATTCGAAGAGTTGTGCTTTTGCAGCGCGAGAAATTGCTTTTTCTAGAGTAATAAACAAACGACGAACATTGATGCGATCGAATGCACTTGGCTTTGAAAGCATTGTCTTGTCGCCGAATAGGATAGTACCTTCACCAGCAAATGACACAACAGGATTTACGCCATTCTTATAGAGCGTATCTCTGTCTGCTTTTGCAGGATAGTATGCGAGTTTGATGACATTTTTGATTTGACCACGTGAAGATCCAGCAGGTGAGAACCATGAATCTCTTTCTAGGTCTGTGCGAACACAGAGACCAGCAACGTCACCATTGAGTGGGATCCAGCGATACACATCATTGTACTTGTCGTACTGATACTTCCAGCCGCTATCCATTACTGCATAAGAAGATGACACATTTGAAAGTGCATTCTTACGATAGTTGACAACATCATCAGAAGGTGTTGAAGAAGTTACATTTGCAAGAGCAGGTGATACGAATGCTACTGAGTCCTTACGAACTTCTGCAACGCTATTGATTGCGTAAAGTGCAGTGGCTGGAGCGGCATCGCCTGTCATAATTAGTGACACATCAATTTGATCTGCGTCAATAAACTTGCTGTAACCTGTTTGAACATTTCCAGCAGCGACGATACCGTCAGCACCACCAGAAAGTGAAGTTGCATAAACTGCTGCAACGTTTACAAGTTGAGCATATGTCTTACCAGCTGCAGTTGTACCCCATGTTGTTGAAGTATTTGCGATATCTGGGTGATCTGTCCAATAGACATACTTTGATTTTCTCCAGAGCACATCCTTGTAATAATTTGAATTGCCGATGCTGTCTTTTGCGTCGCTTGCTTTTGAAACAAATGGGAATGTTTCAAGAACCGTTCCTGATGCTCCTGTGAAGAGACCGTCTTCGTCAACGACTGCGATATGCATTTCGTCATTGGAACCACCAATTGCAGAAACATAAGCAGAAGTTCCTGGAGCAGAATCAAAATAATTTTTGTATGCCCACGCATCAAAGTGCGTTGTGTTTGTATTTGCCCAAACGCTAACTTTGAGAGAGTTGCCAAGTGCGCCAGGATATCTTGCTGTCCATGCGCCAGTGTTTGCGGTGTTACCGCTGTAGTAATTTGTGAAATACTCATCTTCATTCTTGATTAAGAATGTCGTATTTCCTGATGCAGTTGCTGTTCTTGTATTTGTTGCGCTTACTGCACGAACAACACGGAGATCATTACCGTAGTTGAGGAAGTTTGCACAAGTGAAGAAAGAAACTGCAGTGTTATTGTCTGGTTTGCCAAAAACTTCTACAAGACGAACTTCATTTTCGACTTGTCTTGCAAATTCAGCTGGACCCCACTGGAATACACCAGCAAACGCACCAGTTGTTGTTCCTGCAGATGGAACGACGGTTGTTAAATCTACTTCAGAGGTAACAACACCAGGAGATAATTGAAACGCCATGTTTATGCTCCTATAAATGGAGAATTAAAAAAATCTACGAAATATTTAGTAAATTCCTGTTTTTAAGGTTTTTTACTCAAATCTTTCCATCTTTTTATAATCAGCGATGCTCCAAACTGCACCATCTGAGACGAATGTATTTCGATGTTCTTCCATTGTTATGGGAAGCGGAAGCATTTCGTCTTCGATTTGCCTCATTTGTTGTTCATGAAGCCGCTGTTTGATACTCGTATCGCTGATTTCGGAGAAGAAGTTCTGACTTGTGCACCAAGAAAAAAGGACGAGACACATTACCAGATCGTCATGGCTCCCTTCTTCAGCCTCAAAACTAGTTCCTCTTGCGATAAAGGTAGAGAGTTCTGAAATTGTTTCGAAATCTTGTATTAAAATCTGTTGAGATTCAATCAGATTCTTTAAAATCGAACAGCCCAATCGTTTAACGGATTTAGTGGTACGAATACCACGGTCTGATTTTTTACCGTAACCCCATGTGAGTGTCATTCGTTTCTTAAGTTCTACTGTAGATAGAATGTTCTCATACTCATAATCGTCGAATAAAGAGTCTACAACTTGCTGTCCATTATCGTTAATCTCAATTAGAACATATGCTCCATTGTAATACTCACCCATTTTTTTAATGATACTTGGGTATACTAGAGGGCTTATATTATTATCTTTATAGGTCGCACAAATTTGATATGGAATCTTTGTGATATCTACAACTACAAATGCAGAGTAATCTAAACCCTTTCCTCGACTCGTATCTGCTACAATAATATAATTTCGACCAGGAATAGGTTGATGATAAACACAAATACCGCTTTCTGTTCTAGACAGCGGAGTGACGAAGGCTAAACTCTTGAGTCCTGCTGAAGAAATAAGAGTTCCAGAGGAACCCATAAATTCCGTCTCGACTTCTTGATAATATTTCTGTTCACCAAGAACTCGACGCTGTTCATCTGCCCATTTTTGGTCGCGCCCAGGAACCTGTCGCCAATTGGCTTCAATATGCATGAAACCATTATGCCCTTCTACTGCCTCGGTCCACATTCGATAGAAGTGATTCATACCGTTCGGTGTCGATGAGATTAAGATCTTAGAAGTTTCACCAGAAGAAATGGTAGGGTAAACGGAAGTAAAGAAGTCTTCGGCAATATTGCTTGGCACGAATGCAAACTCATCAAGATATAGAAGCGAAATAGAGAAACCACGGATCGCACTAGAAGCAGTTGAGGTAGCCATTACACGGCAATTATTCTCTAATTCAATATCACCTTTGTTCCAGACTTTTACGCCCTGCTGAATCCAGAGTGGTAATGCTTCATATGCAATCTTAATACGACTCAGAATTTCACGCGCTGTTGGTGCTTTGTTAGCAAGAATCGCAACAAATTTATCTTGATTGAAAAGAATGTACCAAAGAATATAACCAACAATCATCGTCGTCTTACCCAACTGACGACCTGCTTTTAGAATTACCTTGCGATTGTTATTAATATCATTAATTGCTTGATGCTGGAATGGATAAAGATTGATATTCACAAAACCTTTATCTAATGTAATAATCTTTACATAGCGTTCAATAAAGTAGATTGGATCTTCTGAACATCTCACAAACTCACGGACCTCATCTTCCGTAAGCGAAACAGGCATATTGACTTTCTTTAAGAGCGGATTGCCAAGATAATTTTTAATTCGAGTCGGAAGATTCATTTTTAATTTTCTTTAGCAAGTCAGTTGTAGATCCAACGAACACTGCTTTGTCTACCGTGATATTTGTTGGTGCAACTTCCTTTGGTTTTAAATCTTGCTGCTGTTTCTGGAGAATCATGAGTTTCTCTGTCACATCAGAAAGATTTTTGATCATGTTCGCAGCGACTTCATATGCTCTTGGATGCTGAGATTCTTTAGCAACTTCAAGAATACCATCAAGTGCCTCGTTGCCTTTTTCAATTAGATTATAATAGTTTGATCGTGAGTAATGAGCATCTGAATTTTCACCAGATTCTTTATGAATAGTGATTGGTTTGTCTTCTTTGACAAGAGGGATATAATCAGTATTCAATATTTCTGCAAGGTTTTTATCTGTTTCACTCATAAATCACGTAATGTTAGGTGCATGTTCAATTTCAACATCAAATCCAAAAGCAGTATTTGCATTTGCCGAAAGTGGATCTGGCGTAACTGTAATATTTGTCAATTGATAATCTGTAGTAGATCTATAAGTATCTAGTATATAAACACTATTAGATACTGCACCATATATCTTAGTATTGGTTTTAAACGAACCATTGATATCATTTACAATCAATGTATTTGATGTATTACTCCATGACGAGACAAAGCCAGTAGCAAATGCACCTTCTAGCAATGCTGGTTGACCTTCGAGTGATGGTGATTGATAAACAAGTTCACCAGTCTTATAGTCACCAAATCCAGTTATGAGTTTAAAACTTTTTGCTTCAAGACCGCCAGTATTGTATTCATAAGTATTTGCAGTAACCTTACGAATAACCTTAACATTACTTTGTGGACCGTATAAGTAACCCCTCATTGAAAAACCAAGATTCCATTGCAGCATTCGAAGCTGTGCTGGCGGACCCTCAGATCCACTTGGCGCATAATTCACACTTTGCAAAATTACAGGCACATCAACAGGATTACCAACTCCAACCAGATCTAATGTCATGGTGTAATCTGGATTAAAATATGGCAATATTTGTTCAATCAATTGTGTTCCATCTTCTGTGTTTCGAACATAGATGTATAATGAAAAGTTGAAGTTATATGGCGCTAATGTGACAGTTTTAATTTGAGTATCATTTAAAGCACCAAATTGTCTTAGAAATGGAGAGAGTTTTCTTGTCGTATCATAAGCAATATCTGTTAATTCGAATGACATTCTTGGTAACGTCATCTGCACTCTACGATCCAAATTAGGATCTTGTGTAATACGTTGATAGAATTTTTCTTTTGTAATATAATTTAAAGGTACGGTAATTCTTTCAATCTCATTAGTTCCTGCTAAATTATAGCGATACAATCTTAGATTGTTGAACATCGTGCCGAAAGCGACGACCATTTTACGAGTGATTCGATGATAAAAATGTTGCCCAGATAACATCTTAGTTCTCGTCAATTGTTCCGAATGGATTAGATTCTGTCCAATCTAATATATTATCTGCTTCATTTTCTATAAGCACATTTTCTTCGAGAGCATCAGTTTGATTTTCTTGAGTATCGCCGCTTACAAGAGACCATTGAGCATTTGATGTTGCACCAATTACTAATGTATTTGCTGCAAATGAACCTTTAATGTTTCGCAAAATAAGTTTACGATCTGGTAAATCCCAACTTGAAACATATGCGCGCACTGTTGAATTTGCCAAAGAAGGACCTTGGTAAACTATTTCACGAGCCTCATAGGTGTTAGTTCCACCAACTTGCATCGTAAATTCAACACCATAAGCATTTAAATCTGCGACATTATCGATCTCATCTACACCCGTATTAATCACTTCACCATTATAATTAAATGCTTCAAGATTTAACGAAAACATATATGGTGAAACTTTACCAGCCTGGAAGAAGTTTACTTCTTCTTCAACAAACTTAATTTCCATTAGTTTTTGCTGAACAGGCAACCAGATCAAATCGCCTTCTTTTGGAACATTGCGAATTAGAGCTGGAACATATCGCTCAAAAGTGCGTCGCGCGACAGAAACCTTTGCTTCTTTTTGAATTTGTAAACCAAATTTACTAAAAAATTCTTGTTGACCTGTGAAGTCTTGAAATGACTCTAGATACATATCAATCTTATATGCTTTTAGATATACTTTGACAGGATCATCTCCGAAAAGTTTATCGAGCTCAGACTGAGATTCTCTTGGTAAATAATAAATGTCTATTCCATGATTCTTGATCGATTCAATAATCATGTCTTCAATGAGCATTTGCTCACGAATAGATCCCTGATTGTTAAAATATACACTGACTGGCATTTTAACCCACAAGCATCATTGGTGGTTCTTCATGTACTTCACGAAGTTTGACTTCTAATCTTGCAATTTCTTGAACCGCTTCTCCGAAGATGGCATCTCCATTAATTACAAGACCGCCTGGAAGTGCATAGTTTCCGTATTTCTTAATGTTGGCACCCCACTGTCTCTTAAAGAGTTGTGTTGTATACTCTTTAAGCCAAGAATCATTGAATACGTTTTGATAATAATTAATATCTACAATTCTATTTGCTTGAAAAGCAATAAAGTCGCCTTCGTCAAGTTTACCTTCCCAATCTTGCCATAGATACAGACGATTTGTTTTCTTATTAAATGTGTATGGAATATCACCTGTGATAATCATATCAAGCATTGACAAATGCTGACGTGCAATATAGTAATAAGTGTAAGAAGAAGCCGACAAACTATAAAAGTCATTTAAACGAATTTGATAGTTGATATCAAAGATGTTAAAATCAGCAGAATTGCTTGTAGAACTTATTGATGTCCCCGAGAAAGGAAACACTTTTGACACTCCGATAATGTTATCAGAAAGTGTAACATACATACTTATTAACGATATCTCCTTGAGTTACTTTGTGTGCAAGATACATCGTTTCAGTTCCATCGTAGTGATAGTCATGAAACATCTGTAATGCATCGTCAATTCGATCGTCTAA